TGGGCAGGGCTGGTCAACGTATGGCGACACTCGGCCGACGAACGTCCAGACCTTTTCCGCGAGCGGAACGTGGGCCAAACCCACGAATTTCAATGCTCGCGTCGTAATGGTCAGGCTGTGGGGTGCGGGCGGCGGCGGTGGTGGTGGGTCTTCCCTTGCCACTGCAACGGTCACAAAAGGCGGCGGCGGTGGCGGCGGTGGATGCTTCGTTGAGCGGATTTTTCTCGCATCGGACCTTGCCAGTGACGTCTCGGTGACCATCGGTGCGGGCGGCTCGGCAGGTGCAGGCGCGTCGGCAGGCGGCTCGGGTGGCGACGGCGGCGTGGGCGGCAACACGACATTCGGCTCCCTGCTGACCGGCTATGGTGGTGGTGGCGGCAGGGGCGGGCAAAACTCCGCGCTTGCAACGGGCGGCGGCGGCGGCGGCGGCGGGCACTCTGCTGGTCAAACAGCTACCGCTGCGGTGGGCGGCAACGGCGGGCAGCCGACATCGGTCGGGCCGGGTTTTGACATTCAAGGCATAACGGGCGCAATCGGCTCGGGCAACAGTTACTACGGGCATTTTGGAGGCGGCGGCGGTGGCGGCTCGACAAATGCTGCCGCTGCGACCTCCGGCGGCGGCTCGCTGTTCGGTGGCGGTGGCGGCGGCTCGGGCGGTGGAACAAGCGCAGTTCCTGCGGCAACCAACCCGACGACGGGCGGCGGCTTTAGCTCGAGTGTTGGCGGCGGGGGCGCGGCGGGCGTCTCAGCGGGTCCATCAGGTCCGTTACCTGTGCCCGGCGATGCGGGCGGGGCAACCAACGGCACAACGGGTGGCGCGGGTGGCGGTGGTGGTGGCTCGACTGTGCAGTCTTCCGCCAACGGCGCGGCTGGCGGTGCGGGCGGGCTGGGTGGCGGTGGCGGTGGCGGCGGTGGCCGTGGCAGCAATCCGGGTCTTGGCGGTGCGGGCGGCATCGGCGGCGCTGGATATTGCGTTGTGATCTCGTGGTGACGCGATGCTGCTGCTGACATCAACATCGGACAAGATCCAAGTCATCACCAGCGCGGCCACGGCGGTCGGTGTTCATGCGTCGTGGGTTGACCTCAACGGCTCGACGGTAACGCCCGACAGGTCGAACACCGGCATCGCTTCGGCCACAACCACGGATGTTGTGGCATCGCCGGGTTCATCGACGACGCGCAACGTCAAGTTCTTGTCGCTGTTCAACGACGCGGCAAGCGGCTCGCAGACGATCACGATTCGGCACACCGACGGCACGACTGCTGTCGATCTGTGGCAGGGCACCGTGCCCGCCCAGACTGGTGTGATTTTCGATGAGGCAAGCGGATGGCAGGCGACTGCGCCTTATCCGGCTGCCGACGTTCAGACGTTCGACGTTCCCGGTGGAACGTGGACCAAGCCGACCGGTCCGCGCACCGGGCTGACCCTGATCCGGCTTTGGGGCGGTGGCGGTGGTGGCGGCGGCGGTGCCTCGCTTGCGACAGCCGTTGTCGCCAAGGGCGGATCGGGCGGCGGCGGGGGGTTGTGCGCCAGTCAGATTTTTCCGACCGATTCTCTGCCCGAAAAATTGACTGTCGTGATCGGATTGGGCGGGCTTGGTGGTGGTGGCGGCACGGCTGGCGCAGCGGGCTTGGGTCCGGCTTCGGGATCGCCGTCGTATGTTCGAGCCACGACCTACACGCTACTTTTTGCCTACGGAGGGACTGCGGGGACTGCCGGGCAAACCAGCGCGCTTACCACCGCAGGAGGCACCGGGGCGGGCACTCATGGCGTCAGCGCTGGGGCAATAAGCAGTGCGGCAGCATCGGGGCAGCAAACGAATGGAAGTAACTCGACTCCATTCGGTCCGACTTGGGAAGGCGGCGCGGGCGGTGGCGGGTCCAGCAACAGCGCAACCGTGCCTCTCGTAACTGCGGGCGGCAATGCCCGGTGGGGTGGCGGTGGCGGCGGCTCGGGCGGGTGCCACAGCAGCACACCGACCACCGTCGATGCATCGGCGGGCGGCGGCACTGGCAACGGTATCGGTGCGACAGCGGGCGGGCTTGGCGGCGCTGCGGGCACGAGCGGCGCATCACCCACGGCAGGCGCGAATGGTGCTGCCACGGACGGCATCGTCGGCGGCAAGGGTGGCGGCGGTGGCGGCACAACTGTCACGGCGTCCACTGCTGGCGCGGCCGGTGGTAACGGCGGCAAAGGTGGTGGCGGCGGTGGGGGCGGCGGGGTCGGGATGAATCCGGGCGTCGGTGGCAAGGGGGGCGATGGCGGCAACGGCTACGGAGTGATCATTTCATGGTGATCCGCAGATACGCACTTGTCCGCGCACCGGACGGCGAAGTGATCAATGTCTGTGTGTGGGACGGCGTGACGCCGTGGGGCAGCACGCTGCCGAGCATCAGCGCGGTCGAGTGCCCGGAAGAAGTCGGCCCCGGCTGGTCCTGCGTCGGCGGCGAATGGATTCCGCCTCAGCCGCCTGCTGACCCACCGCCCGAGGAATGACACATGGCACGCAACGGGTCATTTGATCCCCATCTTCAGCCGCTCGCGTGGTGGGATGAGCAGGCCGCACCTGAGGGCTGGTTCGACGAAGATCTGATCGGCGCGCCTTCGGCGTATTCGTTGCGCGTCACTTGGGCGCAGGCCGAGTACACGGCATCCACGCCGGTCACCATCTCGTGCGGCGTTGGCGGCGCGGTTGCGGCGGGCGCGACTGCGGCAGTCTCAACCTACACCGGCGTCCGCGTCACCTGGGCCGAGATCGCGTACCAGGCGACGCCTTACGGTCAAGTCCGCGTTACATGGGCCGAGGCGGCGTATGCGGCGACGCCTTACACCGGCGTCCGCGTCACCTGGGCCGAGGCGGCGTATCAGGCGACAGCCAGCAGCATTGTTGTCGCGTGCGGCGTCGGCAATGCGGTGGCTGCCGGTCCAATTGGTGCAACGGTCTCGGTCGATGTGTCGATTGGCGCGAGCGTTGGCGGCGCGGTCGCGACTGGTCCGATTGGTGCAACGGTCTCGGTCGATGTGTCGATCGCCACGGATGTCGGCAACGCGGTTGCGGCGGGCGCGACGGCAGGCATATCGACGGGATCTGGCGGCGCACTGATCAATGCGGCAGTCGGTGCCGCTACGGGCGCGGGTGCATCTGCCGCCATTCTTTCCGGCAACGCAATCGGCGCGAATGTCGGCGCTGCTGCGGCTGCCGGCGCATCTGCGCTGATCGGATCTCAGTCCGTCATCGCTGGCGGCGTGGGCGCGGCGGTTGCGGCCGGATCGTCGGCCGGCATCCTGAGCGGCAATGCGGTTGGCGGAAATGTTGGCGCTGCAGCTGCGGCAGGCGCGACTGCGGTTATCGGATCTCAGGTCAGGATTGCGTGCGGAGTCGGCGCGGCAACCGGCGCAGGCCTGACCGCTGCAGTCTCGCAATCGACAACCATCGCGGCGACCGTCGCCAGCGCCACGGGAGCGGGCGCCACGGCGTCCGTCGCGGCACAGACGATAGTTGGTGCCACCGTTGGCGCTGCGACCGCTGCAGGCCTTCCTGCCCTCGTTGGGGCGGCGGGCAGCGTTGCCGCCAGTGTTGGCGCGGCGACAGGCTCGGGACCGGTCGCGCTGGTCGGTGTTTCGACGGTCGTGTCCGGATCAACCGGCCAGGCAGTCGGCGCCGGCCTGGTCTGCGCGGTTGCCGTCTCGACGATCATCGCCGGCAAGCCGGGTGCGGCAAATGCGGGCAGTTTTGCCGTCGCGATTCCGTTCCGACTGTTTGTCAACAGTGGCGCGGGGACGGCGACCGGCCTGCAGGCCGGGGTCTTCACGCTGCCGACCGCAGCCGGTGCCGGCGGCAACTTCGGCGTCAACGTTCGGCCGGTTCGTCGTGGCTCGGCAGAAACCTCTCGATCTGTCTCTGCCGGTGGCGTGCGGTCTGGAACCGCGCCGACTCGGCGCAGCGCATAAGGGCAAGCAATGGGAATCGGACTGATCGAGCTGACCGCACCAACCGTCGAGCCGGTGAGCGTGGCGGAAGTCAAAATGCACTCGAGAATCGGCATCAGTGACGACGATGCACTGATCGCGATCTACATCACGTCCGCGCGCCAGCTCGCAGAGCAGAAAACCGGCCGCTCGCTCGCGCCGCGCACGCTCGTGCGCTACTACGACGAATTCCCCGGCTCGATCGAATTGCCGAAGGGGCCGATTACGTCGATCGACTCGGTCAAGTACATCAACGAGGCCGGCGTGCTGACGACGCTCTCGGGTGCAGCGTATGCGCTTGACGCGACGCAGCTTTCTGGCTGGATCGTGCCAGCTTATGGCACGGAATGGCCCTCTACCCTGACGACGCCGAATGCCGTCCAGGTGCAGTATCAGGTCGGCTACTCCGCATCAACGATTCCGGCATCGATCAAGGCTTACATCCTGCTGATGGTCGGCACGCTGTACGAAAACCGCGAGTCGGCATCCGAGCGGTCGGTCGCGGAGAATCCTTTCGCCGAAGCGCTGCTCGCGCGGTACATCGTGAGCGAGCTTGCCTGATGCAAGCCGGGAAGCTCTCGCAAGTCGTGACGGTGCAGACGCGGTCATCGACGGCTGACTCGGTCGGCCAGCAGTCAACGACGTGGTCAGATTTGTTTACCGATCGCGCTGACATCCGTCCGATGAATGGCCGCGAGTTGTTCGCAGCGCAATCGGTGCAGTCCGAAGTCACGACGAAAATCACGATGCGCTATCGGCCAGAGTGGTCGGTCGGCAAAACAACGGCGGCATACCGTATTCGGTATGGGGCGCGGACATTTGACGTGCACGCGGTGATTGATGTCGGGATGGCAAACCGCACGATCGAAATCATGGCAAGCGAGGGATTGACGAATGGCTAACGTCGGCATCACCGGCGGCGAGGATCTGATCGCTGCGCTGCGCGAGTTTCCGGTCAAGCTCGAGGTGCAGGTCATGGCATCCGCGCTGCGTGGCGGCGCGAAGGTCGTCCAGGCGCAGGCGGTCCAGAATGTGCCGGTCGATTCCGGCGATCTGCGCGACTCGATCAAGATTCGGCGTCGCACCAACAAGCGCACCGGATACATCAATTTACTGGTGTCCGCTGGCAACAAGAAGGCGTGGTACGCGCATCTGATCGAGTTCGGGACAAAGGCGCACATCATCAAGCCGCGCAAGCGCAAGTCGCTTGTGCTGGCCGGCCTGCTGCGCGAGATCGTGAATCATCCGGGCGCGCGCGCAAGCGGATTCATGCGCCGCGCGTTTGACCAGACCGCGAATGGCGCGGTGGACGAAGTCGCGCGGTTGACAAAGAAAGGCATCGAGCGGCTTGAATGGCGCCGCAGCAAGGGGCGCATCTGATGTCGCTTGAATCCGCAATCGTCGCGCGAGCCGCGGCAACGCCATCGCTTGTCGCCGAGATCGGCAACCGAATGTTCAACGCCGTCGCGCCTGCAAATGCCGCGCGCCCGCACGTCGTCTTCGATCTGGTTGGTGGCGAAGGCCGCGAGCGCTCGATGGGCGACGGCGTAAACATGGCTCGCCAGCGGGTGCAATTCAGCGTGATCAGCGACTCGGCGGTCACCGAGATCGCGGTACACGCCGCGCTGATGGCGGCCTTTGACTGGTATCAAGCGACGATCAGCGGCACAGAGATCGTCAACGCCTACGCGGAAGGCTCGCGGCAGACGATCGGCGCCGAGGCGGCGCTACCGGACACGCGAGTCACATCGCAGGACTTCATTTTTCTTTACCGCGAGTGAGCAATGTCAAACACCGTACTGACGAATGCCGGCCTGTGGGTCGCCGAGTACAATCTTGCGGGCGACGCGAATATGCTTTCGCTTGGCGCCGCTGCTGAACTGCTCGACGACACGGTTATCGGCGACACGTTTCGCAGCCGTTGCGGCGGGCTGAAGAAGTTTGCCTTCGCGGCCGAAGGTTTCTGGAATGACGTAGCGGATGCCTATGCGTTCGCCGACGTCGGCCTGTCCAATGTGCCGGTGACGATCGCGCCGGGCGCGACCACTGCAGGCAGCACCGCATTCGTCGGCCTGATGAGCCAAGGCGACTACACGCCGCACAACGCATCAGTCGGCGAGCTGTCGAAATTCTCGATCAGCGGCGAAGGAGTCGGTTTGCCGATCGCTCGCGGCCAGGTGCTGGCGAATGCGACGGTGAGCGCAAGCGGCACCGGCACCGCGTGTCTGATCGGCGCGGCCAGCGCGGCGCAGACGGTCTGTATGGCGCTGCACGTTCTGTCGATGTCCGGCACGTCGCCGACTCTCGCGGTTGTGATCCAGTCGGACGACAACGTCGGATTCACGTCGCCCGTGACGGTCGCCACATTCTCGACCGCAAGCGTCGGCACAAACCTTTTTCAGTTTGCAAGCGTCGCAGGCCCGCGAGCCGATACTTATTACCGCGTGTCCTTCACGGTGGGCGGCACCGGGCCGTCGATCAACTTTGTCGCGGCGCTCGGCCTGGCCTAAGTAACTCACCGCACAAAACACCAACCCGCTTCGGCGGGTTTTTTTTCGTCCTATGCCCGCGATTGCGGGCTTTTTTATTTGAGGTGTCGCAATGTCGAACATGGTGCTGACGAATGCTTTCGTCTCGATCAACTCGGTCAATCTTTCCGCGTTCGTCAAGAGCGTGACGCTGTCGTACAAGTCTGAAATGCAGGACGACACTGCGATGGGCGACACTGCTCGCAGCCGTATTGGCTCGCTCAAAGACTACACCGTGAGCATCGAGTTCTTCCAGAGCTACGCTGCCGGCGCGGTTGATGCGACCCTGTTTGGCATCGTCGGGTCTGTTGTGCCGATCGAGTTTCGCTCATCGGCCGCAGCCGCAAGCGCCACGAATCCGAAGTACACCGGGTCGGCGATCCTCGAAACCTATCAGCCGGTCGGCGGCTCGGTCGGCGATAACTTGATGGCGCCGGTGACGATGTCCGGCGTCGGCGCACTCACCCGCGCGACTTCCTGATGGCTGTCCTTCGGCGCGCAGACCTGCCGGCGCCAGCATTGCGGCAGGAAGAGGTCGAAGTCCCGGCGCTCGGCGGCGCGGTCATCGTGCGAGCGATGCCGCTCAATACGCTGTTTGATGTCATCGAAGCGGCACGCGCGGCGCCTGCAAACGCGGTGCCGTCACTGCTGGCCGCATCCGTCATTGATGCGGACGGCGAGCAATTCTGGACTGCTGAGCAATGGGCGACCTGGGGCGCGACCGAGTTTGAAGGTGCGCTCGCGCTGTACCAGGCCGCACAACGGGTCTGCGGTATCGGCAAGCTCGCGCAGGAAGCCACTGAAAAAAACTGATCGCGCGGCCTGAGCGTCGCTTCCTGTTTCGCCTGGCTCGCGACTTGGGTCGCACCGTCGGCGAGCTTGAGGCAACGCTCAGTCCGCATGAGTTTTCAGAGTGGATCGCGGTCTTTGCGATCGAGCATAAAGAGTCGGAGCGGGCCGAGATGGCGCGCAAAGCTGAGGCAAGTATGAACGCACGTCTTACCAGGGGTCGGTGATGGCAGTCGTCGGACAATTGCTTGTCGAGCTATCCGCGAATGTGGCGCGGCTGCGGACCGATATGGAGTCGGCCGTCGGCGTCATGCAGAAGAATTCTGACCGCATGACTGCTGCCGCCGATGGTGCGAAGAAGGCAATCGCGGCGATCGGCGTCGGGTTTGGCGTGAATGAGATCGTCACGGCGTTCGGCGCGATCACCAGCCAGCTTGCCGAATTTGACGACGCGGCACAAAAGACCGGCATATCAGTCGAATCGCTGTCGGCTACCCTTAATCAACTGTCCCCGACCGGCGTCACGCTTGAGCAGATCACCAGCACGAGCGAAAGGCTGGTCAAGTCGATGATCGGCGCGGACAAAGAGACCGGCAAAGCGGCCGAGGCATTCGGTGCGCTCGGGATTGCAACGCGCGACGCTGACGGCAATCTGCGGCAGACCGATGTCGTGCTGCGCGAGATCGCCGAGAAGCTGTATCAATACGAGGCCGGCGCGAATAAAACCGCGATCGCGCAGGCGCTGCTCGGCAAGTCTGGCGCCGATGCTCTGCCGATGCTCAAGGACATGGTCGAGCTGCAGACGCAGAATTCGACGGTCACCACAAAGGCGGCAGCAGCGGCGGCGGACTTTGAGGATCAGCTCGGCAAGATCAAGCGGGCCGGCGAGATCTTCCGCCAGTCGATCGTGTCATCGATCATCCCTGAGCTACTGAAGCTGATTGAGCAATTCAACGCTGGCCGCGAAGCTGCAGGCGGTTTCTTCAATGCGATGGCGCGGTACGGTCTTGCGCTCGGATCGCCACAGCAAAACATCGACAGACTGAACAAGTCGCTCGACGAGATGAACAAGAAGTTGCTTGAGGACGGCAAGTTCGCAAGCGGAAACAACCCAACATTCAACGAAAGAGCGCGCAGGGCAGCGGAGGCGCGCGTCGCGCAGACCCGCGCGGACATCGATCAGGCGCTGAAGGATCTGACCTATTTCCGCACGCTGCAGGATCAGATGGGCGCGACGAATCTGCTGTCGAATGCGCTCTATGACGCCAGCGTCACGAAGGCGCAAGCCCCCGCGATCTCGTCCGGCATCAAAGCCGAAACCGCAGCGAAAGAAGATCTGGCCGCGCGCAATGCCTACACCAGGATGATCGATCAGCTTTATGCGCAGATGGATCTGACCGAAGCGCAAAAGCTGGCGCTGAAGACCGCGCAGGATGCGCTGCCGAAAACGTCCGCGCTGTATGACCAGGGCGCGCAAGCCGCAGCGCGGATGGCCGATTCGATCAAGCAGGCGAAAAAGGATCAGGACGATCTCACCGAAGCGCTCAAGGCATTTCAAGGCGTCGAGGATGTCAACGTCGGCGAGTCGCAGCGGCTGGCAAACATGATTGCGATGCGCAAGGAAACGGAGATCACGCTTGCGGGCTTTCGCCTTTTAACCAAGGTCCGCGACGAAGCAAACGGCACGACCGAAAACGACAAGATCCGAGATTACCTGCGGACGATGCAGGAGGCCGGCGCGGCATCGGCCGAGGAAGTCGAGAAGGTGAAGCGACTGCTCGACGCAACGAAAGACTCCGCGAAGGATCTGCTTGCGCCGATAGAAAGCGCATTCGAGGCGATCGTCGTGGGCGGCGGCTCGGCGCGCCAGGTGCTGCAGGGCCTGCTCACCGATCTGACGCGGGTGCTGTTGCGCACGCAAGTCACCGGGCCGCTATCGAAAGCGCTTGAGGGCGCTGCAGGCGGCGCAGGCGGCATTCTCGGTGCGCTGATGAATTCTTTCCGGCCGAGCGCCGAGGCGACAGCGCTCGCGGCCGGCATCACGCCGCTTGCAACCGGCGGGCCGGCAGAAGCGGGACATCCGTATCTGGTCGGCGAAAAAGGGCCGGAGCTGATGGTGCCGCGCTCGAGCGGGACGATTATTCCCAACCATGCGCTTGGCGGTGCAAGCGTGAATCTCACCTACAACATCGCGCCAGGCGTGTCGGCCGCGCAGGTACTCCAGGCGCTGAACGCGACGCGCGAGCAGACGAAGGCCGACATCATGGAATCAATGCGGCGCGGCGGCGCTTTCGCGAGGTGACATGGCAGCGATAACACTTCCGACAACTCGCGCCTTCGTGCCGTCCGAGTTTGTGCTGACGCTCAACAGCAATTTCGCCGAGTCGCGCTCGCCGTATAGCGGCTATTTGCAGACGGTCGAAAATGCCGGATCGTCGTACTGGACTGCGCGCATCGTCTGGCCTGCACGCACGAGCGCAACCGAAGCGTATGCAGGCGCAGTCGAAGGCCTGATACACCGCCTGCGCTCGCGCGTCGATACGCTGTCCGTCTGGGATATGCGCCGGCCTGCGCCGCTCGGCACAATGCGCGGCTCGCCGGTCCTGAATGGCGGCGTGGCACAATACGGCGGCACCATCGGCATCCGCACTGCCGGCGCCAACGCGACGCTACTGGCCGGCGACAAGCTCGGGATTGCCGGACAACTGCACACGGTCACGCAGGACGCTACCGCAAACAGTTCCGGCGTCTTCTCTGGCGTGACAATCGACCCACCGGTGCGCGCTGCGCGCAGCGACGGCGCGGTCGTGACCTGGGACCGGCCGACCGCCAACTTCGTGCTGTCGCAAAACTCGATCAGCTTTCAGCGCTCGCTGGTGACGTTTGAGTCGATCGCAATCGACCTGCAGGAAGTGCTATGACGCGGACATGGTCAGGCACTGCACAGTCGGCGCTTGCGTCGTCAAACGTCCGCATTCTGACCTTCTGCCAACTGGACTTCGATTCCGGCATTGCTCGGTTTTGCACCGCGTTCCAGTCTGTGGTTTGGGCCGGACAGACGTGGCTCGGCACCGGCAACCTGATCGAGATCGATCCGATCGAAGAGAAAAACGACACGCAGTCTGTCGGCCTGGCGATCACGATCTCCGGCGTGCCAAGCGGCTACCTGTCGACCGCGCAGAATGAAAACTACCAGGGGCGCCGATGCCAGGTGTGGGCCGCGCCGCTGGACACTGGCTACGGCATCATCGAAGGCAGGCTGATTTACCGGGGCCAGATGGACACAATGACCGTGCAGGACGGCAGTCCGGCAACGATCCGCATCGCAACCGAAAACGTCCTCGCTCGGCTCAACCGCGCGCCGGGTGGCTACTACAACGACGCCGATCAGAAGTCGCGTTACCCCGGCGACTTGCTGCTCGAGGGCGTCTCTACGCTCGCGCGCGATAGCCAAATCAAGTGGGGCCAAACGTGAGCAAGATCGGCGGCATCCTTGGGCTCTTCGTCGCGGTTGCTTCAATCGTCGCCGCGCCAGTGCTGGCGCCGCTCATTCTCGGCACAGTCACTGCCAGCGCGACTGCGGTCGCCGTGACTGCCGCAGTCCTTGCCACCGCAGGCAATCTGATCGTCGGCGCAGTGGCATCGCGCCAGGCCGCGCGCGAGGCATCTCGAGCAGCAAGCCAGCAGCAACGCAGCGACCAGCTTGTGAGCGTGCGCAGCGCGACGACTCCGCGCCGCGTGGTGTACGGCGAGACCGTGGTCGGCGGGACGTACGCATTTGCCGACAGCACCGGCACAAGCAACAACGAGCTGCACATCGTCTTGGCGCTTTGCGAGGGGCCGATCGACTCAATGCTCGAGGTCTACATCGACGACCGGCCGGCAAGCCTTGCAAGCGTCGACGGTAACGGGTGGGTCACGACCGGGAATTTCTTCAAGGGCGACAAGCGCACCGCCGGCACCGTGCAAGCGGCGACCGATGGGTCGGGCAACTGGTCGGCAACGATTCCGAGCGGCGCGACCGTCGTGATTGCGACGGCATTCTTCAACAGCGACCCAACCCCTGTCGGCGTTTCGTATACGGTGAGCGGGACGACTGTCTACGGCACCGCGAGCAACTTCCCGAGCGCAACCGTCTCCGTCGACTACACCGTCGATACCGGCGCGTCATTCCTGCGCTTGCGTCCGCATCTCGGCTCGACGACGGAAGCGGCCGACTCGGTGCTGATGTCAGCATTCCCCGGCAAGATCACCAGCGCGCACCAAGGCAGGGGCGTTGCGTACCTGTACCTGACGCTCGTCCGCGACCCGTCGATTTACCCGTCGGGCGTCGGCAACATTAAGGTGAGACTGCGCGGAAAGCGGCTTTTCGACCCGCGCACATCGACAACCGTATGGTCGTCGAATCCGGTCTTGGCGCTGCGCGATTACATGATCAACTATGTCGGGGCGCAATCGTCCGACTTTGATTCAACGACGCTGAATGCTGCCGCGAATGAGTGCGACGCGCAGGTACTGAGCGCAGGCGTGCCGGCTGCCGCCGACTTTGGCGTCAGCGCACTGACGCGCGGCTCGAGCAACGAAAACCGCTTCTCGTGCGACGGCGTGATTGAGCTGACGCAAACACCGCAGGCGGCGATCGACGCGATCCTGTCGAGCATGGGCGGCTCGATGACGTGGTCCGAGGGTGCCTGGCGCATCGTCGCGGGCACATGGACTGCGCCGACGATTACGCTTACCGCGGACGACGTGATCGATTACGTCAGCGCAACGCCGACGACGCCGCGCAGCGATCTCTATAACGCGGTCCGGGGCGTGTTTGTCAGCCAGTCGGACGGATACATCAGTGTCGACTATCCGCCGCTTTCATCGTCGAGCTACGCAACCGCCGACGGTGCCACGCTTTGGGCCAATCTCAACCTACCGATGACGCGCAGCGTCTCGACGGCGCAGCGGCTTGCGAAGATCCATCTTGAGCGCGGCCGGCGGCAGACGACGGCAAAGCTCCGGTGCAACTTGCGGCAAGCATTCAGCCTGCAGGCACTCGACCGCGTGAGCGTGACCCTGGCGCGCTTCGGCTGGTCGGCGCGGACTTTCATGGTCGTCGGCTGGGAGTGGACCGCGCCTGGCGTGATTGAGCTGACGCTGCGGGCTGACGACTCGTCGGCGTATTCATGGGACTACACGCTCTCGACTTCATTCCCGCCGCCGACCGCATCGACGCTGCCGAATCCCTGGCTTCGATCGGCTGTCGCCGGCCTGGCCGTCACCAGTGGCGCGCTGTACTCGCGCAGGCGCTCGGACGGCGTCGCGGTGCAGGGAATGCGTGTCTCGTGGAACGCGCAGACCAATCCGGTCGTGCTTACCGGCGGCTTTATCGAAGTGCAGTACAAGTCGGGCGCTGACACCGAGTTTTCCGCCTACGCAATGCAGGCCGGCAATTCGACGTCGTGCGTGATTGAGCCGGTCGCGATCGGATCCAGCTATGTCGTGCGCGCTCGCACGGTCAATCAGCTCGGTGTCGTTGGCGAATTCAGCTATGTATCGCACGCGGTCAGCGGTACGAATTCCATCCTGACCGGCAACTCGAATAACCTTGTCCCGAATTCGCAATTCCTGGAAGGCAAAGACGGGTGGGTCTACAACGAGGGCGACCCGAGCGGAAACGTCTCCGGCGGCGAAATGAACATGAGCAACGGGTACGCCAACAACGACTGGTGCCTGCAGGGCAGTGGTGGCGTGTTCATCGTTGAGCAGGCAGGGTATCGCACCGGTGGATCGCCGAATGGTGTGACTGACGCCTACTGGAACGTGACCGCCAACTCGCAGGCAACCGTGAAGTCAGGCGAGCGGCTGGAGGTTTCCGCCGCAATTCAGGTGATCGATTGCTCGGCCGCGCTGGTCGTCGCTTTTTACGACATCGCTGGCCTTTACTGCGGCGAGATACAAGTCGACACCAAGTCGGCGAATGACGGATACCCGCTTCGCAATCTGGCCGGATGGGGTCGGCGTCTTGGTGGCTTCCTCGTCGTTCCGCAACCGGCACAATCTGTCGCCGGCCGCACGCCCGCAAGAGCAATGGTTTTCATGCGGAAGCTTGGAAAGAGCGGCGGCGGCGATCAATACTCGTATGCGTGGGCCACAATGTTTTATCTCGGCCGCGCCACCTCAACGCAGACCGATCTGTCGCCTTGGGCGGACGGGCCGGTGTACGACGTCAGCACCGGGCTGATTGTCGATAACGCGGCAACCGAGGTTTACGCGGCAACAGGCTTTAACGGTTGGACGCAGATTAATGGAACTCTGCAATACGACGAGGGATATGGCACGCCGATCGAGATTACCGCTCAATACGACTGCACGATCGTCGCCACATCCACCGTGTCGGCGGTGTGCTCTGGCGCAAGCAGCGGCGTAAAGCTGGACTTTGCCCTGTACTACGGCAGCTCATTCCCGTTCAATCCGTGGGGTGGCGGCATCAGCGGAATTACCGGCAGATCGAACGTTTGCATTGCACAAGCCGGACAGAACGCTTCCGGCACCGGAAACACCGCGTCGACTTTTTCTATGACGAAAGGCCAAAAACTGGTCTTCTTCATCATTGCAAAAAAGGATTACGCAGGCCTCGCATTTGGCGGATCCGCGCCGGTCGTCTATTTCGACGACTTCCGATTGCGCGTTGAGGTGGTGAAGAAATGAGATCGAACGAAACGCACTACTACTACGACAGGTTGACCGGCGTTTTCTCTGGCAATTCGAGATCCGGTCCGATTGAGTGGCTCGAAAAGAACAAGCCAGACGGTTTTGATGCATGGCCGGAGTGGGTCGATCACCTGTGCCAGAAGGTCGACATCAGCACCGGCCTGCTTGTTGATTATCAGCCGCCCGCGCCAGCCGCCGACGAATTCACGCAGTGGACATGGGATGCCGGGTCAAAGCGCTGGCAGGCATCGCCAACGCTGGCCGGCCGCTGGCGGGTTGTCCGAAACGAGCGTGACCGCCGTCTCGCCGCCAGCGACTGGATCGTCACGAAGAGCGCCGAGGCCGGCACCGCAACGCCGACCGCGTGGCGAACCTACCGGCAAGCGCTGCGCGACGTGC